TATAACCCTTACATTTCCCAGCAGGATTTGGACCTAGTGTAGAAGAACACCTGCTCTAGTTGACAAAGACCTTCTAACAACTTACAATATATCGTTACAACAACTACTACGGAGAACTAAATGGCTGAAGCTAATGTGAAGAGCCCCCCGAAAGGGGCAGTAATAGAAGATAAGAGCTTTGACTACAGTAATGGGGAAGTTATAGCTGATAAGGTACTGGGGTTTTATAGGCGTATATCCCGTACTGCTGAGAGTGAGGAACTTGCCATTGCTCTTACTAGCACTTTCCTGATGGCTGTTGTAAATGCTGACGCAGCGAAAGAAACTAATTTGAGGGCATTCAATGAAGACCAAGGTGTTGTTCAGTGAGTGACATACCAGCAGTTTTCGAGACAGATCTTATATGGTTAAGTATTGCCTGTGAATTACAGGGAGAAGATGAAGGCGTTGACGCCCGTATCATTGGACATAGAAAAGATCTAAATGATGAACGACTTATGGGTGGACGAGTATTCTTTCAACACGCTAATCCTGAGTTTTGCCAAAAGGTCAAAAAAGACGGTAATGCGGAAATAGAGCGTATCCGACAAATGTACCGGGAACGCCAGGCAATTCTCAAAACTCGTTCGCGGTAGTTTGTGCCAAGGCAGATACACAAGCTCTCGCCTGCAGAAAGTGAAATAATCGCACGTAGCCAGGACGACGCGCGATATTTTACTGATTTTTACTTTGATGGGTGGCTTTTTGACGACCAGATAACCCCCGAATGGCAACTGAAGGTTCATCACGCACAACAAAAAGAAATAACTGTTATAGGCGGTATTGGGTCAGGCAAGAGTCTGGCTATCGGGATGTCGGCTGCTGTGTGGTGTGCCACTACCCATTCATTTAAGTTCATGGGAGTTGCTCCCACGCTTTACCAGTCCGCCCAAATGTTTCAGATGATCCTCGAAAGAGCTGAAGGAAATAAATTCGAGCGCTTCATTTGGAAGACCGTCAGTAAACCGTACCCCAAAATCACTTTAAAACATAGCGGCATAAAGACCTCCACACTAGAATTTATGAGTGCGGCCGACGATGCTAATCGAATCTTAGCTTGGGAGGGAGATTGGATCAATGTTGACGAAGCGGGACTTTTGGATAATATTGACGAAACAATCATTAGGCTGGGAACACGGCTACGGGGAAAAATTGGAGGCAGGTCACGCTTAGGGCGTTTAAGCCTGACCACCAATCCCCATGTTAATCCGCAGCTTTATTATCGCTTTGACCTGGCTAAAGAAATGCCTGAGGCCTACTTATCCCTCCAGGTACCAACCCAAAGCAATAAAAACATTACGGATGAACAGATCGAATCACTGGTCCGAAGAATACCAGAGCATGAACGAGATCGTTGGCTCAAAGGGGATAGACCAGAAGGAGAGGGTAGGGAATTTCCGGCGTCTCTCGTGGAGCCATGTGAAGATGATGGCCTTGATGCTATTATGCGTCGTGGGATTGATCTTGAAGAGGCTGGATTTATTGAGCAGCGTGCTCCAAAAGCTGGACTCATTCGTTGGGAGTTACCCCGCCAACCCGATCGGCGCTATATTGTTGTTATGGATCCTGGTCAAGGTGTACCACCTTATAGGAACGCGCCCGTTATAACAGTATGGGATATAACTGAGTTTCCAGTCAAGTCAATGACCATGCAGGCTTTTTGGTGGGGATACGGTGATGGTTCCTACCAGCCCTGCATACAACAATTTAAAGACTATTTCCATATCTACAAGGCTAGTTTTGGTGTTTATGATAGTACAGGCACACAAACTGGAATGGGAGAATACTTTCGTCTAGAGGATGAACTACTTGTGTATGGCATCAATCTTGCCGGTAATGTTAAGGGAGAGGCTATACTATCATTAAAATTATTCATGGGGCGCCAGCTTATACGCTGGCCTAAGTCTATTAACGGGATTCATCAGCAGCTATTGAGCTACAGACTCCCGGATAGAAAGGTGGTACAAGACATTGTCAGCAATTTCCAGATTTCTGCACTCTTTGCACGTAGGTTTTATTACGTGGATGAAGACACGCCGAGTAATCGCGAGGTCCCGTATCCGGAGCTCAGTCGCTTCGGCCGGGTACCGACTGATCGATATGAGCGCTCGTATAGCCGTTGATCCAGACGAAGAGCGCTGGGAAGGTAGGCATTTCCGCATTGACGTAAATAGATGGCCAGGCCATCCAGAGCGATGATTCCTTTTAGGAAATCTTTCACTTTGCCCTTGACAGTTAATATTATGTACACGTATAATATATTTGCTAATACCCAACAACAAAATAACCTCAATTTTATAGTATCTTTTTATCTAGAGAACCGGAGCAGAGTCTTTGACATCTCAAACGACTAATCAAGACGCTTCGACCGTTTTCGAGCATCTTCGTCACCAGACCTTTTTGTACCAGCCTACCACTTTGGATAAGGAGTTTCCAAAGGAAGACTGGGAAACATGGAGGTCCATTTGCCGTGAGCGTTGGGAATATTTCACTGGCAAAGCCTGGGAGGAAGTTATTACGACGGGGGTCGGAGAAGGAAAAGCAGCGGAGAAGTATCCGCTACATATTAACCCGGTTCGTACCTTTGCTCTCAAGCATGCCTATTTGCTATTTGGTGAGGTTCCTGAGGGATCTCATTCGCTCGTTAACACGAGAATGATGCCAAAAACCGAAGAGGAGAGTGCGCAGGAAATCGCGGGAGAGGCAGAAGAGGCCCTTAATCGAATTTATTACGAGAATCGTGTTCGTGCGATTATGAGCGAGAACGCTCTGCTCTCTCAATTCTTGGGTGGCTGTGTTTTTAAAGTTGGCTGGACACCTCAAACAATCCTACGTCCTTCCGGTGTTCATATTGAGCGTATTATCCCAGACTTCTTCTGGGGTCTGCCAGATGGATCTGATATGTGGAGTATGCGAGAGGCGTGGGTTATTCAGCCTATCAGTATTGAAGAAGCAAAGAACCTTTACCATGTAAATGTTACGAGTCTTAGAAGTTTGCCGGGAGGAGTTCCGGGATCGTCTATGCAAACTTTAATGGTAGAACATTGGACACGCGATGGATATCGTGTATCAATAGAAGGGCAAACTGCCAAAGTCAAAGTGGGTGATGCTACTTTTGATCTAGAGGGACCGAATCCATACGGACAGGTCCCATTTGTATATATTCCACATGAACGCGCAGGTGGAATGCATGGATTATCAATAGTAGATACACTGAAACAGACTGCGAAAGAGTACAATGCTCGTATGGCCGATGCAGGTGATGCGGTACGTGAAGAATCAAAATTCCGACCAGTAATCACAAATGTAGGCCAAGGAGTACGAACTCGAGAAATTGCACCAGGAGTACGTGCATTCGATCTGGGAATGTCACCCCCTGGAGGTGATAAACCTAGTTTGGATATGTTGAGTACGCCACGCATTAGTCAGCAGATGAATAGTTTCAACGAATCTCTAATGGCTCAAATGAGAAGGGATGCATTTGTTCCAGCTGTAGCTGACGGAGAAGATGAAGGAAGTCAACGATCAGCATTAACACTGGCATTCCGAATGTGGCCTCTAACTTCACATATTCGTTCTGAGCGACATTATTGGACCGAAGGGCTTAACATCCTGGCAGAATTAGTACTTACAGTACTAGCTGTCAAGAATCCTACCAGAACAAATAGCGATAACGTAGAAGAGAGTATTAAAAAGATAGGTCTACAGCATCTAGGACATATCAAACGGCAAGAATGGGCTCCAATCTTACCGCGCGATCGTGCAGAACTCGTGAATGAACTAGTTATGCGTGCTAGTGCAGGTCATATTTCACTTGAGGAAGCATTAGCTCAGTACGGAGATATTGAAAATATACCTCATGAGCTAGATCGTTTAAAGGCAGCAGTTCAAGAGAGCGAGGAGAGAAATTCGTTTGCTAACGAAAGTGAAGATAGCGATGAAAATGATGACGAAGAAGTAGAGATAGATTCCGAGGAAAGTAATGTCGAGTAGTGACTCACTAAACGATATAGAAGCTTATTTTAGTGATCTGAACACTAATTTTGCCCGTCTGGAAAATGGTCAGCTTAATATCAGAAAGAGTGTCGAACGTACTGAGAAACACTTAGAGCGTCTTAACGGCCAAATCTTGGAACACGCCACCGATATTGCTAAACTTCAGGTAAAGTCAGTCTATGCAGATGTGAACAACAAGAGGATATGGGAATTATTAAAGCAATCAGCTGCCCCGATCGGTATTGTGGTATTATTACTCAAGGAATTTATTGGGTAGAGGGGAAAAATGACAGCTAATGTTAACGTGGAACAGCGACAGGAACATGCCGTGCTTTCTGGAAATCGCTTTCCAATCTTTAATGGCTCAACGGCTAGGAACGCCCTGAAATTGAGGGGCCATACGAAGAATAAGGTAGAGCGACGTAAGGTTATTCGCGCTGCCGCTAAATTTATGCCAGAAATGGCTCGGCGTGCTTGGAAAAAAGATAAAGATGCCGAGCTTATCTGAGAACAGATATATCCACTACGGGAGGAAATAATATCATGTCTGACCAACCTGCTGTTGAAACCAGCACAGTAGATACCAGCGAAGTGAAAGTAGCAGAATCGACTGCATCTACTACAGCTCGTCAACCAGAGGACTGGGCGCAATTGGCGACCGAATACAAAGAACAGAGAGACACATATCAAAACAGGTTTACAGGTTTGCAAGGAAAATATCAACAAGAACTTGCAAAATGGACAGATAACAATGGCGAGCTGACCTCTAAGGTTAAAACGCTTGAAGCTGACTTAGTTAAGCTTACTGGCGAAAAGGAAGGCTCCGATACAGAAATGTCTACCCTGAAAACCGACTACGAAAAAGCATCTAGCGATCTAGAAATCAATCAGTCACAATTAGATCGTTTGAAAGTAATCACAAGTCAATTCCCGGATTTACTGAATTTCGAGGGAAAATCCCTACTTCCAGATGGAAGTGGTGACGAGCTTGTCGAACAGCTCATTTCTTTTAGGGAAATGCTTGGTGAGCAGGGTAAAAAAGCTGCCGTTGACCTTATGGAAGGCGTCACTCCTGCAGCCAAGACTAAAGAGGCAGACAAGAGTGCTAAAGAGTATTGGGACGATGCACTTAAGGCCCTGTCATCTGGTGAGCCAGAAGAACATAATCGTCTTATGGATAAATACTTCGAGGCCGGAGGCCCGGGAGACAATTAAAATCTTGAAGGAGAAAAATCATGGCTGACGTACTTGCTGATTTTTACGATAAGAACCCAGTTAGTGTCGTAGATCAGGACCGATGGGTACACCAGCATCCCGAGGTCGCTCTCCAGTTCCGTCAAAAGGCAATTTACACCCCTTTGGTGGATTGGACGAACGAACCTATGAGTACTGGTGCACTAAATACTAGATCACACGAGATCATGGAAGGCGATGTCGACATTAGCTCTATTCCGTTCACACAGAATTACGTTGAACCTATGAGTGTTGATTCTCGTCAGAGAAATTACACCTTCTCGCGATATGGGCAGGTTGTACAGGCACATAAAAGCGAAAGTATCGTTGGACAGTTTCTCAAGAGTGGCGGAAAAGACTGGAGACCACTTTTAAGGGGCGTTTTGGGCAATAGTGTAGTTCGTGTAAACGAAGCTCTAGCTCGTAACGCTTTCTTGGCTGGACCGAAGGCATTTTGGACCTATGCTAATGACGCTACTGACTTCAACAGCATTGGAACCAATGATACCTTTGACCCAGCAGTTATCAATGAGTGGAATTTACGTATGGGCTACACGGGATCACCAATTATTCCTGGTGATGTTGCAGCTGCGAAAGTAGCGATTGTACCTCCTGGCGTAACCTATGATTTGATGAAAGCTCTGCCAGCAGCTAGTGCTAACGAGACAGCTCTATTCCGTGATGTTGCAATATACGGAAGTCAGACCCCTATTTTGAACAACGAGATTGGCAAATACAAGAATGTTCGTTTTGTCCAGGCTCCAAGTGATAAGTATGGTATGAATCAAGCTGTTCTTTATAATGCTGGTCTTATCGAAAGACAGCACACTGTAACCGCTGCCATTGCTATTGGCGACGGTGCACCTGATCCCGACACCACACAGGTTGATGGTGTGTACTACACGGGCCAAGCAGGAGCCACACACTATATTCAGTTGGAAAGTTTCTCGAGTGGACACTATGCTGTAAATGACATTATCTCCATTCACACAGCTACAACTACTGACTATGGGGTAACCGGAGGCGTAGATCCTCTGCATGGGATGACCATTCAGCGACGTGTAGTAGCTGTAGATGCTACAAATAACCGTCTTAGTGTTGATCGTCCAGTTGGCATGGCCTACTCCACCTCTGCGACCTATACGTCCCAGAGTTCTGGTACTGGCGCTATGGCTGGTTTCGCTCATGTTTCCTTGGGTAAGCATATCGGCTTTATCTTGGTCATGGGCTCTCGTGGTGGCGTCCTCGGTGCAGTTGCCGAACCGCTTACATTCCATGAGCCAGTAGCAATCGATCAATTCAACAGCGTGTTCCGTTTCTCATGGGATAGCTATCATGGCTACAACATGTGGGAGCCGAACTTGTTTGAATGTCATTTCTGCGCGATAACCCTACCGAAACCTGGTGGAGTGATAGCAGCGTAAGATAAAATGGCAATAACTTGGGGTTTGCTTGACGCGAAGTTACTACGCCTTCTTAAGGACGATGGTACTCTATATGTTAGTGCCTTGCGCATTGACGGAGCTAACTCGGCCTTAGAAGAGGTTGTTGCGCATACTGCGGATCTTAAGAGTCAGACTATTACTGGAGACGGGACTGCGACATCGTGGTCCCTCTCCAGCGATATTCTTGAAGTACCAGATGCTATAGATGCTATCTGGGATGACAAGAGATCAGACTGGCTTGAAGAGGTTAACTTTGTACCAGGTAGTGACTGGACCGATAGTGATCCCAAGGCAGGTAGTAATCCGAAGGGGTACTATATTTGGCCGACTGGCACAATAAACTATACGAGAGTTCTCGCAACAGATGAGACACTCAAAATATATTATTATGCCTATTGGACAAGTATAGTAAACGATACTACGTCTGTAACAATTCCCAAGTGGGCGCAGCAGGCACTACTGTATTATGCAGCAGCATACTGCTTGCTCCCAGCAAGTATCCAAAGTGCCACAATCAGGCAATTTGGAACTCGCCAAGACTCAGGAAATCCGGAGCATAACCCGGTACATGTACAGGCGGATTATTTTCTAAAGCGATACTCGTCAATACTAGCATCGCATCAGCCCCAACAACGTGGTCTATTGTATAAGCCCGGGAGAGGTCTCTAATGGCGCAAATCCTGGATATGATTGCAGATAACATGCAAACATGGCTCCAGGCCAAGCTTATTACTGACATTTCTGGTGGAGATCCTACACTGGCAAGTCTTGTGCAGGTAGGAAACTTACAATCAGATCCGGTAAGTGACTATATCCATATTCTCGTTCATTCTGGCAATCCAGCCGATAATGCATGGGAGCATAGTTTAGTCTCTTACAAAAGTTCTGATGAGCTAGGGGTTGGTTCTCATTACCCTGCTTTTGAAGTCGGGGGAGGAGGAGGCACTCTTTGGTGGCGGAGGTTATCTTGCGAGATCGGATGCTACTTTATAACACAAGGATATAATCGTAGCCTTGCACGCGAATATGGCCACAAGGTGCTTGGAAGATTAGAGTACTGGATAGCAGCATGCACAACTGTAACAGGACTGACAGATGACTATGACGAACAATCAATTCAACTCTTCATGGTGAAGAGTCGGTTCACGGAGGGCGGAGGACCACCCAGCAGTTTTATATGGCTAGGCCATGTTTACTGGCAGGTTTTGACCTCCCGCCCATTTTAAATATAGTTGGAGGATATAGACTATGACTGTTCTCGCAAGTACCGGCGTACTCTCTTACGGAAAACAATCCGCGAAGGGTAGCGCAGCTACAACGTGGTACCGTCATCGTGCAACGGATATTGATTTTGGCCCTGTACAGACAATGGCCGCAATCCCGTTGGAGGTTGGCGGAACGGTTGTCCCTACCGGAAGTTATAAACAGGGAGCTTATGTAGCAGGTGGAGCAACTCTTCATCCTCGTATGGAGGGCGACTTTGGTTGGATCATGGAAGGTCTTATGGGTTCTGTTGCGACTAGTGCTGGACCTGTAACTGATACTTATGATCATAAATTCGAGTTCGCTACCGATAACGCAAGTCTCCCATGGATGAGTGTAAGGAAGTATGTTCCTGGCTCTAGTACTATGGGTGAAGTTGGAGTAGACTGCAAGGTAGCAAGTGTAACTATGACTTTCCCTCAAAACGGGATTATGCAAGCCCGTGTTGATTGGCTTGGCATTACGCCTAGCTGGGAAACTAATCCTAGTTGGACTTACTCAGATGGATTTGAGGACTATACTTCTATTCCAGTTACCAGCCAGACTGCTTGTTCCATCACATTACCGGAATTTTCTGCATCCGAATTACCGGTAACCGCCTTGACGGTGACAATGACAAATAACCTTACTACCCCACAACAAGAAATGGTAATTGGATCACAGCATCCTGATGATTTTGCAGTCGTAAGTCGTGCGGCAACTATCCGTGCTACGGTAAAGTGGTCAGATCCTGATCTATATCGAACACTCTATACTGGAGGTACAGGTGGAGTAGCATGGAGTGATGCGTGCTACTACTCAGACTTCAAGGCGTTAGTTCAGTCTCCGTATAATATAGTGGGGACTACGCCATACGAACTAGTTATCAATGCTAGCAATGTTGCCTGGCAGATTGATGGACCAGTACGTCTCGCAGGTGGAGATTTATTGATGCTCAATCTAATGGGAACCGTTGTTGAAGAAGATGCTGGTGGCGATAACTATCTAGATTTCGTCACACGTAACGGGCAAGTAAATTACAGCTAAAAACAATAACAAGGGGAGAATCTATAAATTAAGATTCTCCCCGCTAATAATTCCTAATAGGAAACTGGAGAAGGAAAATGGCATACCAACTTACTGCACCAATCGAAAAGACATTTAAATTGTTACAAATTGATCCAGATGGCGATACAACGGTGAGAATTAGACAGGCTACACGCGCTGCACAGGAACAACGTATGGATCTTTCTGCAGAGGCAACTAGAATATGGAATGATGATGCTTTTGGCGAAGTTCAGGTTAAACAGCGTATCTCTATGGCAGAGTTACATCGTCTAGAGGTTTGGTGCACACTAGTAGGTTGTGATATTCTTGACGAAGGCTCTACCGAAAAGACCGAAAAGACCTTATTCTTATTTAAGAATAATAAACAGGGGCAACAATATCTCGCTATGACTCAGGCTGAGTTTGGAAGAGCCTGGGGAAAGCTACCAGATGAAATTGCCGAGGAAATTCACAGTAAGGTTATCGAGTTGAATCCTCAGTGGGGTAGTGGCTCGGGGGAATAGTCAATGAGGCTTTCCGGGGTCTCAAAGACGCAATAATTGAATACTATTCTCGCCTCGAGGAAATTAAATTAGGTATAAATCCCGAGGAACGCCCAGAGGTACCGGAGGCCCTTGGGCTATATTTAGAATGCCGTTTCTGGGAGGCTCTGCCTTGTGAGGGCGGTATTCAGGAACAACCTTGGCTGCTTATGCAAGAATTTCGCGTATGCGCCTCTGAAGAGCAACGTAGAATAGAGGAAGTACAAAAGGCTCAACAACAAAAACTCAGGCAACTCCCACCAGTACTATAACTCGACATATCTATACAGTTTAATATCTGCAGCCCAATTAAAGGTATCTCTTAATGGCTCCAAAATGGTATGATGATCCTCTAGGTTCAGCACAACGCAATCCAGGCTTTTTTAGACCTAGCTCGCAGGGAGAAGGCTTTCAAAATAGGCAAGACGAAAGCACTTTTGGCTATACTCCAGATGAGGCTCAGCAAGCTCTTAATAAATTAGAGCGTTCTGGACAATGGGAGAGTTTTACGGCTGCCATTGGTGAACCAGAAGCAAAGGCTCTTCGTTCATTAGCGCATCTTTCTTCAATACCCAGAAGAGGTCCAAAGCTTCTAACAGCTGGAGAAAGTTTTCATGGTACAGATCCTGGAAAATTTGCTGCATCTGATCTTACTCCTTTGTCCCAATCAGAACTTGCACGTCGAAGAGAACTCGGCGACGAAACAATCGGAATGTCTTCGGGCGAAATAAAAGCTTGGCACGATGAAAAACTATTTGGCGTTACGGAGAGACAACAGCATCTTCTTGGTCATAAAATAGGTAATCTGCAAGTAACACCCCCAATTCCTGATAAATTCAGAAGGAGTTCCGTAGATATTCCACCGCATCCTCAATTTGCCGCAGGGCAAATGCTTGGCCCAGAACCACAAGAAAAATTTAGTAGCAAGCGAGGTCGGAGCGCGTCAATGGATTTCGCTATACGAGCTCAAAAACTAGCCCAGTTGTACCAAGGCAAGATAGGAAATGAAGGATCTTCAGAGGCAAGATTATTGCCTATCCCGGGTAAAGAGAATACATTTGGCGTTCTTCTTAAAGTCAGGGATGCTGGAGTAGATAGAGAAATCTCTATAGGAGAGTTCTCCGAAGGACCCCTTAACACAATTTCATTTAATAATAAGAGGGTTCCACTCAGAGTTGGGCAAACCGATTTGGAATGGCACCAGGAGACCGCCAAGACTATTTCCGGAGTTGTACAAGAGAACAGAAGAAGAATAGATAGTCAAACAGGAGATCTTGTAAGTGCGGTCGTACTAGGAGAAGCAGTCCGACGTCCAATACACAAAACAATACTTGCTGGTGGAGAAGATATACACGAAACCTGGCGTACCAGTATGCCTCAAGCTAGACAGGCAGAGATTGTCAAGGCAAATATTCCTAAGGTTGTAGACCCCCATACTGGTAAAATTCGTGATGTAGCAATCGGTCCTGGCATAGGGTTACCTAGAGTGGGATATGACATCCCGGTTGTTCCAGAAGCAACCCTGGATCCACGTACCAACGAAGTACGTAGTCAACCTTTTGGAGTTGAGTGGCTTAGGGCTGGTGCGGGTGTAGTACCAGGAGAGACAATTGCGCCTACGCTGAAAGGTAGACGAATAGAAGAGGCACTACAAGCTAGAGAGTCAGGTGCTGGCCATCTTCGGCAATTTGGTGAAGCTGCGGCTGGCACAGGAATAGTAGAATATAGTGGAGATCCCTCAATACTAGTAGCAGGAACAAAAGTAACTCCTGGGGGACGACCGGCGAGAAGAGCGGGGGCCTATGCTGACGATATAGAACCAGCAGGCGAAAGTAATGTTTCAAAAAGATGGAGAAATATAGGTAGACAAATGACAATCGCGCCAGCAGGTAGCACTGAGGTTATAAGCCCCTGGCGAAGAATCACAACAGATCCTACCACTGGTCAGAAAAGGATTCATGAGCCTCTAAGAGGCACTTTAGTGCATCAGATGCAGGTGACAGATCTTCCAGAAGGAATGGGACTAACTGCTCATGATAAATTCCTAGAGAAAGATTATCAAAATAAGCGTCTACATATGCCACCCGGAGTTACAAAAGAGCATATCACCATTCTTGATCCTTCAGAGCGGTATACGAATGAAAAAACCGGTGAACTAGTTGTCGCAAAAGTTGACAAGATGGCTGGTGGATATGAACTTGGAATACCGGTTCAAACCGGGGTCCAGTTATCCGATGACTTCTTAAATCAGGGACCATCTAGTATTTCGTGGTCAAAGAAACATGAGGGCCTAGATGTTCTAAATGTAGAATACAAGCAACAATTTAGTGCTCGCCAGGGACAGGTAGCAGATAGGGATGCTATGAAAGGCAGCATGGCCTATGCCATAGGTGGCGCTAGTGGCTATATAGGCAAGCAACAACATGCAGTAATGCAAGAACGAATACTGCGAGAAACCGGTATTAACTTACCGATTGGCACTATCACTGAATTTCCTGCCACAGATCATATGCGAGGCCAAGCTGAAGCTTGGGCTATGGCGCAATTTAGCGCGGGACCCAAAGGCCAAGAACTACTTATGTCTATGGGTGTTTCGCGAGGGGCACTATATGGCGGGATTATGAATGATCATGTCTTGGATGAGCTAGCCCAAGCTCATAAAAGATATAAAAGCATACAGTTCACTAAAGAAGGGGAATTCTACGAAGAAACAGTTAATGATGTTATTGGAGGACAAAAAACTGGGTTTAAGGCACCGGGACAGATGCCACAAGATCTCATTCAAAGAACCAGAATGGTTCAGAGAGGAGCTGTATCTGTATTTGTAGGAGAAGATTCCGTTTTTGGAGGAAAACTAACCGGACGAACATCACCTGGTGGAAACCTCGAAGTCCAGTATGGGATACCGGCAGTTTCTATGCTTACTACTCAGATGGGCTTTCATCCTGTCCATCCAGGTGCCAGAAAGAAACTGGGGTACATGCAACAACGGGAGGTTAGGGCTCACGAGGCTGTCCTTCCTGGTTTCGGTCAAGAATTAGCAGCATCTCCACATCTATTTCCACAGCGAAATCTTATGGATGTCCACCTCCGCAATCGGTCGGTTAATGAGCAAGGTTATTGGCCCAAAGATATCACGGGTGGAACGGAACGAATAACAAATCTAAAAGATCTAGATACTCGATTCAAGCTTGAGGTAACAAAGAAGCTAGAGGAAAAACGGTCTCTATTAGGCGCGGAATTTAAATACTCCGATCCTATGCAGCTAATTGATGTCTTTGAAAAGGTCTTGAAGTCCAGTGGGATGGGGGATGACGAATCTTCTCTCAAGATGTTAAATGGAGATATTCTACCCGCCACCAGAATGATTAAGCATTTTGGTAGGATGGATGGAAAACAAGGAGAATTCACACCCATACTTGAAAAGTATAGCGCGGTACTAGCTGCCGAGCTATACGGAGCAGGACTCGACGGGGGACAATACGCAGATATCTCAACAAGAAACCCCCTTTATGCGGAATATCATCAGGAAGAATATGACCTCTTTATGAGCCAAGAGGTTAGAAGACAAGCTAAGGGCGGAGTATCGACAGAACAGGTATACGATCAAATTGCAATGTCTACTGCTTTACCCGATGGTGTCGTTGCTCTTTCTACAGAGACAGCCCGGATAGTGCTGGGAAATAAGCAGAGGGGCCTGGTCAGTGTTGTGCGGCATCCAATGCTTGATGAGACAAAGGTAGCAGCCAAGGGATATGCTATAGCGATCACTGCAGAGGAAGCACGTAAAAAGTATGGTGTTATGGTTGGTGGCAGTATAGTATTGTCTGCTGCATTAGTTGGTGGTCAGCAGGGTGATCTTGACACTGACCGTGCTAGAGTTCTAAAAGTTCCAGATGATCGTCAACAAGAACTCGTAGCAATGTACAAAAAAGTATTTATCGAAGAGACAATGGCTAATAGGGGTATGACTCGCGAGGAGGCAGAGCGAGAGGTACCAGCAGATCTCGAAAATTATGGGCCAGGTATTATGTTTGGCGCGGAACTTCGCGATAAGGGTGCATATATACCCGAGAATCAGCGAGATATAGCAGATAGCGAATTGGGAGCCAAAATATTCTGGGCTCAGAGCAGAATCAATACCATGGCAGAATGGGTCAAGGATATGGCGGAGGTCAATAAAGGCCCCGCAGAGCAAGTTTTGCAAGTTCTGAGAGAACGCCTTACCCATGGAAGCCAGGGCAATTTATTTGTTGGCGAGCGACAAAAATGGCAAGCAGCCGATACTCGCCCAGAAGCAAAGTCTGTAGAGGGCTTAACAGGTGCAGAAAAAGCGCTAGTGGAGGCTGAAAACGAGAGGGTGATAACAGCTTGGAGTCTGGCGCGAACCGAGAAGCGTATGGACACAGGAGAGGCTTCGTCAGCAGAAACCACAGCAGCTGGAAGGGGTTTCACGCTACAGCCTACCGCTGTACCGTCTGCCCATGCTGCCAATGAAGAGGCGATGAGAGCCAAGTCAAGCATGGGCACTACATACAATACTCTTTTCGAGAGAATGTTCGCATTTGCCGTAGGTAAAGGAGGGGACGAAGCAGAACTCAAAGCTGTCACTACTCTGGGTGCTATGAGTTATCAGCCAGCACCAAATGCTCCCGGAGCCTCTCCTGGTGCCGTAAAGCTTATGGAGAAACTGCAAACTCTAGGGGTATTCGCCAGGTCTGGAAGCGGAAGAGTTACTCTAGGCGGGAGACAACTAAGTGAAGCCAAGCTAGGGATACCTGGGAGGGACCAACAAGAAGCTCCAGGATTCTCTTATTCTCGTAAGGGAAGCGCGTGGCATGGTCTCATGAGCGATATCGTTGACGACATTATTCATACTACTGAAGTCCCAGATTGGACCTCTAAGGCAGCATTGATATCTCAAGACGAGAAGGAAAGACGAGCAATTGTAGAAATTGGAGGCCTAGAGGAATCAAACGAGGAAAAGCGAACCAGGATTCTTGAATCTCTTGCCAAAAATAGAAAAGGGGGAGACTATGAAATTGGTGTCTGGATGGGTAGCAATAAGGCAGGTGTGGCCTTTCGATCTATCCTTGGCTTCGCATTGGCAAGAGATGCTCGATTAGGAACAGCTCCAGGAGCCCCGGATACTGAACTAAAGGAATTCCATAATGTACGGCTCTTAGCTGAACAGGCTGAGGCTGGTATAGGAAGTGTCACAAAGAGACAAGACCAGTCTCTAGAGCCCCTCCCGTTTTATAAGTCTCTATATAAGGGTCCTCGAGCACATGACGTAATTCAGAATGTCGCCTTAAGCAAAATGGGTATGGATCCAGCGCATGATGCAGATTGGATAAAGACAGTCCAGAGTTATGCTGCACCCGGGATTGTTCTAGGAAGGCAATTAGACCAACAAGGTCAGGTAGCGGAAAGAGAATGGGAAGGGATAACTGCAACCAGTAGCTGGTATGGCAATCAATCCGAGTTCATGGCTATGATATCTCCATCAGAAGGCGAGATGCTGGAGGGGATGCGCAAGGGCCCTCCTGCTGTAGCAAAACAGCTACATAAACAATTCGGAATGTCTATGGTGTCTTCTCATTATGCCAGATCTGCTGTTAATTCACTCAAAAGTAATGAAATAATTCAAGGATTCGCAGCGGGAACTTATGGCGGACGTCAAGCTTTATACAGATTTAATGCTGATAAGGATGCTTGGCTTGCCGATGTGGCTGGCCGTGGTAGTGGTAGCGATAAGCCTCCAGAGGGTTGGGGGGCAGCTATAAAAGAAATAGTGGGAGTAGTCAAAGCGGGTTTCGGTGGAGTGATTGATCTCAATCGCGAGACCATGGTGTCATTATCGGAAGGTAGAGAGATATTCCAAAAAAGCCAGTTCGCTAGTATGAATCCCGAGCAGTACAAGGCTTTTAGTAAGGCTGCCCTCAGAGCATCGGAAGGCGAAAATGTAATGGCAGACGTTGAGGCAATGGAGGGCGACAATAGATTGGCACCTGTGGCATCTGCCTTACTTTCGGATATACAGTCCTATGCCAGAGATAAGAACAGCTCACTTAAGGGAGGCAGAAAACTTGGACAAAGACTTAAAGACGCCCTTGATCCAGCAGCTAGAGGAGATCGAGACATTGGCAAAGAGGCTTTAACGGCACTTACAACATATGCTAGAGAATTAGCCTACGAAAAGCTCCCGAAGGGACATGCTATGGGCGAAGGTGCGGGTATTCCTGGTGTAACTGAGGGCACACGAGGAGTTCTGACTAAACAACAAGAATCCGCACAAGAGAAACTTGCTACAAGTACAACTAATCTTACCGCTAGATTTGATGCGCTAGGGCAGTCAATGGCGCAAGCTCCGGCAACGGGCAGGGCGGGAAGGCTCCAGAGAAGAGCGCAACAAAAAGAGTGGGGAGAAGTTGCACAATTGGCAGGTGGAGCACAGCAACAAGCGAAAATGGTAGAGCAGTTGGCAGGAGTACTGGGACAGGATGTATCAGATGAAGATGCAGCTGCAATAGCAGAAATCACGGGAGTAGGTGCGGGTCTAGGCGGGATGATGGGTGATGATGGTCCGGGTGGTCCGGGTGGCGGTGTTGGCGGTCCAGGTGGCGGTAGACAACAGGCTCCTTTCTTAAATAGACTCACACAAGCCTTTGGTGGATTTGAGATGATGTATATGCAACGTATGCTGGGCATAGCTACCGGTGGCATGAAAAGAGGTATGCAAGCTCTGACTCAGCAAGAGGCCCAAGCCCAAGGTGGTTTCTTTATGGGCGGAGGAATGGTAGGTGGATACCAGGGACAAGCTGGTAAATTTATGCAAAGACAGGCCAGAGGCGAGGCTGCTTGGGCTAATTTAGGGCGTACAACCGAAGCAACTTATGGAGGCCTACTGGACTTGGCAGGTACTGCGCCCGGAGCTGCTGCAGTTGGATTCGGGGCTAATGTGGCTATGCCATCAATTTTTGCCGGTATGGGAGCAACTCATCTTGCTAAGAACTTATTGCCTACAGGAGGGACACTTCTTGGAATGGGCGCAGGAGGATTAGGCCTGCTAACGGCAGGTGTAGTTGCAGCCACCACGGGGGGCATGTTCTTGGCTGGGCAGGGAAAGGAAGCGACCGTACAATCTCAATTAATAGACCTAGCAGTTTCGGACGGAGGAGGACAAATAGATTTAACGGGATCTAGGGGAAGATTGCTCGAAATGCAGCAGGAATATGGTTCAGACCCATCCTCTGTCGGTAAATGGTGGAAACCGTCTACATGGCCAGGCGCCTTTGGTAGAACTAAAATGGGAATAGGTGCACGTGGCGCTTACTATGGTGCAGCGGGAGCCATGTTTGGTTCTCCAGGGTACGGCACTATTGGTAAAGCAGGGCAACTTGGTATATATGAACCGACAATGCAAGCTCTAGGAAAGTGGCAAGACTTGATGTCTGGTGGAGTAGGTCAGATGTCAGATCTTTCTCCTGAGGAGATTCAAGTCTATTCTCAGATGATGACAAAAGGCCCACTTGAAGGTGTTAGTG